CTATAGTTATGCCATACTAAAGCTTCCCTCATAAATTCAACTTTATGACCATACATAAAAGCCATACAACTTGTAATCTCTTGGTCTAAAAAAGGATGCAAGTATTCATCAAACAAACTTAATTGAGTAAACGCTCCTGACGAAAATGTGTTTGAACCACTAACGACAGCAGTTTCTTTAAAATCATCTTGTACTCCAATACCTTTTCCGCTAATGTTATTATAATTACCTAATCTTAAAATTACATTGTAAGTGTTGTAAGGTCTTTCTGTCGTGTAGTAATCGTAAGATTCATCAAAATCAAAATTAGGTGGAAACCCAGTAAGTATAGTATTTTCTCCACGTTCAAGTAAAGCGTTTACATATATTTCATCCCAGTTTTGTTTGAACCTACAATGACTATCAACAGTTAAACAAAAATCTTCTCCTTCATAAAGCTCGCTATAAATTTCATTTCGGTGAAAACCTGTGCCCTTTCCTGTTTTGTAATGAGTAAATTTATACCTTATATTTTTAGTGTTTTGTACAAATTTAGTAGGATTATTACCTTGTTCGCTTACACCTATAAATATTCTTCTTGGATATTTTGCTCTATAAAAAGCATCGTTTATAGTATTAAGTAAATCTGGGTCTTTGTAAGAAGCTATATTAACAAATATTTTATACATCCCAATAGTATGAGTATAAATGCTGCCAACTCCAATCTTCTACTTCCCAAGGATATTTATTATACTGTAACTCTTCTTTATCAAAATTACATCCCACACGTGGATTACTAAACTTTCCTAAACTAGCTCTGTTTACGTGAATATAATCAGTAAACGTAGACATAACACTTCCTAAAAATTGAAAAGAATAACTTGGAATTATTTGGTCATAGATAGTAGCAGTCAAAGGCGATAAATCTTGCATAAAATTATCTAAAAAATAAATGTTGTATTTGTCTTTTAAAAAATTAAATATTGATTTATCTTTTTCGTCGGTTGCTATATATAAAGGTAAGTCCTTTTTGAATAGATGTTTATCAAGATAGTTAGGTATTTCTTCTAGCAAAGCCACAGTGTGAGGACGCGTGTCAATAAAATCTCCTCTACGTACATGTATTGAATTATAATCTCCTAAAGCATCTCTTATAAATTTTGTAGCCTCTATATGTTCATTTTTAAATTGAAAACCATGCAACATTTTTTTCTTTATAGATTTTTTAATTTCATCGTTAGCCCCATAAACACTATGATAAAAATGACCAAACAAATTTCTGGGAAAATGAATAAATTTATCTGGATGATTTAAAGTATATTGTGTTCTGCCTTGTGAAAATTTTTCAAAATCTTCTTTGTCTTCTATATCGGTTGTTAATACAAAACCTATACAACTGTGTAGTGGGTGCAGCTCTTTGTAAACTTCATTGAATAACATTAATAAAGAAACATCATCTACTCCACTAAAATATGTTTGTCCATTTAAATTAGCATACTCTGGAACTTCATAATAGCCTACCGTATTAAAAGTTTTTTTGAATGTATTTTCATCCCATATATCAAAAGGATTTATGTAAGTTTCTTTTTTATCCCAAGGGTTAATAGCATTAAAATAAATGCCTGGTGGTACAATAAACTTTCTATTTGTTACTTCTGAGATAGCCAAACCTATTTCTAATGACATCCTTACATTGGCAAAACCAGCCCACCAAGGTTCAATAGAAATGAATTTATCCGACATACTCCCAATCTTTTAATTTGTAGTGAACATAAAAATTTCTAAAATGTTTACCTCCAAAAACTTCTTTTCTTCCGTGCTCACATACAGCTGATTCGTACAGAATCATATCTCCAGGCTGTGCATAAACCTTATACCACTCGCCATCATGTCCTTGTATATCTAAAGGCCAATCATCTGCGTCTTTTTTATTTGCACAACCGCAACTCAAATCTTTATCTACTATTATAATTGAACTAATATGATGTGTAGGTATTCTGTCTACATGTGAAGTTAAAGTAGCTCCTTTGGTATATGAACGTATGCCATATATAAAAGATTTTAGTAAAGGCTCGTTCACCCAATCTTCGTGTGTTTTTAAAAGTTGGTCATGTATCATAGTACGAACCGTAGGTAAATGGTCAAATGACATTATTTGTGAATCACCTCCTACAATAAATTGTTCTTTGCCTACAAATTTTTCTGTCTCTAATTTATCTTTTAATAGTTCATAAGACTCTCTAATCAAATTCCACGTTTTAGTAGGACATTTAATAAGTGCAAAACCGTTATCTGTAAATCTAGGAAAGTCTTCTACATTACTAAATGACTTTGTCACAGGTTGCTCTTTAACTTGATTTGCTTTTACTATGTAAGATTTATTCTGCATTTCCTCAATAATCTGAGGCTGTTCTACTTTTTGTACATCTGTATTTTGTTTTGAGTCAAAATACATTTTTTCATCACCCGCACCATCCCAGCTTTTTTCTCTCCACCAAGAAGTTACAATATATTTTTTACCTTCTTCCACGGTTACTCCTTCATGTAGATACTGCTCTTGTAGTTCACCATCTTTCATGTTTTCCCACCATAAGGCTTTGCCTATTTCCGGCTCAATAGTTTTATTTAGTTTTGGAAAATGTGTGCCCCCTCCTTTGTACCCCGCATTTAAATAAATCATCAATGTATGAGTTCTATTGCCTGATGCTTTACAGTGCATATCGTAAGCTGGCCCACTAAAAAAGTCGTTGTGTGGTTTAAAATATTGACCAGGCTCATATAACTGTCCTTGTAAAGCCTCACCTTTTTCAACTTCTAAATTTAAATGACTTGCTATTTTAGATTTTATATTCCCTACCAAACCACTGTTGCCATCTAAATTTGAAGTACTGGATGTCCTATGGTCAGTTACATCTGAACGGTCAGTACCACCAACAACAACAGATGAGCGACTATGATTTGCGTCAATCATAGCAATAAGTTCCTGACATTCATCAGGAGTAAGAAAGTTTTTGATTTCTTGCATTAGATTAAATTAAATTTAATTAAAGTTATAAATAAAAAATTTAAAGACAAAAGATTATGGACAAGTAGTAAGTGTACAAGAACTTGTAAATGATGTTCCGTTCCAATATCTATAGTAACTGCCTGTGTTATAGTATCCTGCTAATGCTCCTCTTGTACAAGCACTATCTCTATACAACAATGTAGCTGTACAGAAGTCGGTAGTATTCATAAAGTATCCCACTGAAGTAAGGCAAGTAAAGCTTGGCACAGGAGTAGAGCTGCCTTGACTTATAAACTCTAAACTTACAGGATTACATGCTGCGCTTGGAGCTGGCGTTGGTGATGGGCTCGGTGTCGGAGACGGTGTTGGAGATGGTGTCGGAGACGGTGTTGGAGTTGCGGCGTTACACTGAGCACAAGATGCGTGTGTTGACACTGGCGCATTTCCATTTATACCAGCTGGTATGTCTTGAATTTCATAACAGTGACCATCACTCATTAATACTGATTGACCTGTTGTTAAAACGCTTGCAGATACAATTTCAGTAAAAGAGTTTACTCCTCCGTCACACCTAGTAATTGTATAGTAATAATTAGATACTACAGGTGCTGGTGTCGGACTCGGCGTTGGACTCGGCGAAGGTGTCGGACTTGGAGCTGGTGTTGGAACTGGAGCTGGTGTTGGTGCTCCCGCACATCCAGTAAAGTTGTTAAATGCACATCCTCCAGTTGTTGTAGCTGTTAATGTAGCTGAACATACAGGAGATATTCCCGTTACAGCTGTAATTTCAAAACATTGTGTTCCATCCCAAGTTGGACAACTTCCTCCACCACCAGATAATCTTACAGCTAAGCCATTGATTAATCCACTACTTCCATTTATTGTAATATCATAAGACAATCCAGTTATACAATCTTGAACTCTAACATTTTGAGTTGCTACAGGAGCTGGTGTTGGTGCTGGTGTAGGTGTTGGTGCTGCACAGCTAACTTTAGCATTTACTGTTCCTGAAGAATTAATTAATAATGCAAAGTCTGGTTGTACTTGACCTTGAACGTTTGATACACCATACCACAATAACCCACCGTTAAACACAGTAGATTGAGAAGAGTTAGCAAACATTGTATCTCCCGTTTGTATTAATCCTACGTTTGCTCTAGTTGTAAACAAGTAAGCGCTTGTAGCTATACCACACGCAGCGGTATCAGTTGCCGAACCATTTTGTGCAAACGCTGTGCTAAAGGTGCTTGGACTTTCACAATCAAAACAAGTATTAAAGCTTGTTAATGATTCAACGCTTATGCTAGAGTTTCCAGTTGTAGATTGTGGGTTAGAGAAACATAAATCATTTCCACTAACATTATATTTTACTACACTTGGCCAACTTGAAGTTGTAGTAAGTTTTCTAAATACTTGCGTTGTATTAGTATGACACTCAGTATATTCATTGTATTCATATATAGGAGTCGGAGCACAACCTCCACAACTACTGTAAGCTGAGTTTACTGTAACTGTAGAATCGTAAAAAGTAGCCGCGTCATCTATTATTTCCCAACATGTAGAGCCAGTAAACTCTGGGTTAGGCCCTGCGGCCGCACCAGTTATTTCTATTGCTTGTGAGTTTATATATCCCGACGTACCTGAAATTCTAACTTTATATGTAGGACTTGTAGTACCACACTGTCTTATTTCAACATCTTGAGTAGGTGCAGCAGTCGGCACTGGTGATGGTGTTGGAGTTGCCATACAATCTACTATTGCATCTACTGCTCCAGTAGAATTAATCAATAAAGCAAAACCACTATCTAAATTAGGATACTTTCCTGTAGTGTTAGTTACCCCGTACCATTTCAAACCACCATTAAATATATTAGAAAGGCCAGCATCTGTGTATATAATATCATTTACTTGTATTGAAGCAACATTAGCCCTTGAGCTATAAATGCTAATAGATGTTTGTAAAGGACAAGCAATTGATGATGAGTTTTGACCATTGTTTGCGCTATTTGTAGAAAATAGTTGTGTTGACGCTACTGGCGCTGGTGTTGGACTAGGTATTGGTGATGGAGTCGGAGTAGGCGTACATGTAGTACACAAAGAGTGTGTGTTTAATCCTACTACATCTACCAATGAAATTGTGCTTGTCACAACCGGATTCTCCCAACATGTGCTGTTATATTCTACTACAGCAGGGAATGAGCCTCCAGAAACAATTCTAAATATTTGAGTTGCACTTCCGCTACATTCTGTATACTGGTTGTAATCATAGCTTACTACAGGGACAGGAGTTGGACTTGGACTAGGTGTTGGACTAGGTGTTGGACTAGGTGTAGTGGTTGGTGCAGGAGTTGGTATAGGGCTTGGAGATGGTGATAAACAATTTGGACAAGTTTCTTCTGCATATAAAATACCAGCCGCTTGTTGTCTATATATTGCTTGGTCGGAATACCATCCGTCAGGCGCAAAAGTTGTTAATGCTGCATCAGTATATAATGCAGTTGCAGTTGAAAAACTTGCTGAACTATAATAATATGTTCCTGTTATTGCAGCCATCTATAATTTTACAAAGTTAACCATTTATACTGAACATCTTGAATCTCCACATCCTGATACTACTACTGTTATCTCTCCGTTTGTTCCTGTTCCTCCTGTGGCGTATAAAGAGGCACAACCGACCACTGAACCACCACTCGAATACTGAACTTCATTACCTACAACTACACCCAGTGTTGTGTCTGCTTTTAAATATACCGCTTGTAAATTAACACAATCTATACCAATGAAGTAATTATAAACAGGTACAGCTGGAGCTGGTGTTGGGCTTGGAGTGGGGCTTGGTGCAGGTGTAAATGTACAATCACAACAAGCTTCAAAAAAACTACCGGATGAATAACATAATTGTTGACCTAAAGAATTTCTTAAATCGTAAATTAAATATAACTTACTTCCTCCAGCAGGCATAAGAAAATCAGCTGAATATAAATTTGGAGCTCCAGTTGTATTTATAGGACTAGCTTGAACTGAAGCAGCTAACAATATATTAATATCTGTTGAATTGTTTTCAAACAACGCATCAGTTCTTAAATATCTAAATTCGTTTTCAGTAGGGTCAAATGTATAGTTATCAAAATTTATTTTATTACTTCTCATTGTTATAGTAGCTCCATCCGGTGGAATTACATTAGAACCTTGACCTCCTTCTAGTTCTCTATATTGAGAAACTATTGGGTCGTTAGGGCTTGCTAAAAATGTTACTAAATCAGATTGAGTTGGAGAAGTAACTGTTCCTTGCTGCCAGAAAAACTCAGTGTGAATAAATTGAGTAGCATTAGAGTTAGTTGTAAGAGTTATACTGTACACATCAAAAAGGACTGGGCCTGGACATTTAACTGTAATTTGTATCGTATCATCTACTGCTGAATCTGTAGTTACGATTAACACCACTTCTGTTGGAGTCGCGTTTGGTTTTGTAAATGAAAGAGTGCCGCTTTGATATACTACACCTGTGGTGTATGTGACTCCGTCGTAAACTGCTCTAATAGTATAACCTGTACCTGACGACTGACCTTCTGTTTCAATTTCTACTCCTCCTTCAGTTACTATTTGCTGTTCAGTTGCTTCAGTTACAATTAAATCTGTGTTTTCAAAAGGAATTACATAATCTATAGAAATAGTTCCTGTTTCTTCAGTAACATCTACACAATAAACAAATTCTTGACCTGCAACTATAGTTACGTTTTTAGTTACACCACAAGCGGTACATATTTCTGTTTCAGGTTTAACTATAGTATTAGAAGTAAATACATACTCGTGCATGTATGGGTCATACCCACCTAATTTTTGAGTAGCTGAGGCTTCCGCAAATAAATCTCTAAACCAGCTTCTCATTCCTTGATTTGAAATTACAGTAAGAATTTCGTTTTGAGCTGAGTTTCCAGTTAACTTTACAATTACATTTCTTTTAGCGTCTGAAAAATATTTATTCTCACCAAACTCTGCAAAACTTTCTGGGTGATTACTTATACCATAATCTTCAATACGAGCTATTTGTGTACCCAAAACTTCGGGAACAGATGTAACAGCACCTCCTCCTGTTGAATCTGATAGTAAGTTTTTACCTGCTAAAACATAAGATATTTTATCTTCTTGTAAAACTAAAATATCAGTCTCACGAGCAAACAAAATTTCTACATCACCATAAGTTTCTTCTAATGGTTTAAAATTTAACAACCCTAAATTAAACTCGTTTAATCTATTTACATTAGATTCATCGTTAAATACACCACTATAAGTTAAATCAGCAAACCTATGTGATGCTTTATACTCTTCATTAGAAGTAGTAAATATTCTATTACCTAAGTTAAAAAATGGTTCTTTAATAGAGTCTCTAATTCTATAACTTTCCACGCCGTTTCCAAAAGCAAAACAATTAATAAAACCTGTATTTATTTTTGCAGATTGTACAATTAATCCGCCTGAATCTTTTGTTTGACTTTGTACATTACCTTGATGTAGTCCATTGCTAATGTTGAATGATTCGCTGTTTTCATACCATACATCTGGTAAAGCATCTTCTGGCTCTGTTTCAAATACATAAGTAGAATCGCTTCTAAAAACACTAAAAGAGACTTCTAGTTCAGAACGCTTGTTGGAAGTATTGCCACAAGATTTTGGCCCATTAATTAATAAATAAATTAAATTATTTCCATCAGGGTCTTGATTGCTTAAATCTTCATATATTCTGTAGTAAAAATTAGTTGTAGGGTCAGTCGCCGTTGTTCCAAATAAATTAGCATTTGCGATTTCGGTTGCTGATTTATTAGCGCTGTATCCTGTAGTTGTTCCTAGTGGAGAAGCAGCAACGCTGTTTGTAGGAGTTAAGTACTCATTATTAATTGTTTCCGTTCCAGCCGCATCTTCTATTCCTGAATTTAAAGTAGTGCTAATATTATCTCCATTAAACCACTCTGCCATATTTCCATAATCTCTTGAAGCGGTAAAGGTTTTTTCTAATATATAGTTTTTTCTATCACATTGATTACCTAAAACAGACTTACCCCCATTTCTTTGAAAATCAATTCTCATTGTTATTCTTGTTCCAACCGGAACATCAAATACGTCAAAAACAGGAGTTGCGGATGACGCATTTTTAGCACTAAAAAAAGGGAATGCCACTACTGGAAATGTATCTACTTCGTTTATTTGCTTAACTGTTTCCTCTATAACAGAGTCAGTTGATTGTACAGCTGCAAAATTTGATGGATTAATTTTCATATAAACACCACCGAACACCTCTACTTCATTTCCCGCAACATCAAATACGTTTATAAACCCTTTAGCTTTTGATTCTTTTTCTAAAACTGTAGCAAAAACACATCTGTTCATAGCTCCTCTAGCGTCAGCTTTTACAACTAATCTATCCCCTGCTTCTACTTTTGCAGCGTTTTCACCATCTAATAAAAAGTAACTTGCTCCTGTTCCAGAATCATTATAAACTATATTACTATATATTGTTTGATAAGTTGTAGCTGTAGGTTTTATTACAAACTTATATTTGGTAGCCCAGCTTGGAGGATTTTGAGAGGTAGGAATTTCTACTTGAATATAGTTTCTGGAGGTTGATAAATTACACGGCAAGTTTACAGAATTAAAAGGACTCACTTGCGCTGTAGAAGCTCTATTAAAATCATCCATATAAACCATTCCAATTTCATAACCTCTATTACTATGCAAGCTTCCTATGGATGGTGTTTCTTGAAAAGATACATTAACATTAGTAAACCTGTAATACACAAACAAAGTGCTTGCTGAAACAGAATCAAGATATACAGCTGCTAAGTTTTGTAATGAAAATGTGTTGCTTCCTGCTGAATTATCTATTGTAATTATTGGCTCACCCACAACACTACCTGCAGGAACAGTTGTTGCGTTTGTTCTTCCAGTTTGATTAATTGCGTTATAGTTTGTGTCAAAAGCAAAAGGTAAAGCTGCATTGTATACATCTGTTAATGTTCTTCCGGTAGCTGCATTAGCAACAGTTTTTATGGTGGTAGCAGTACCAATTTTATCTACCCAATCTGTACTTGTTACTAAAGCATTTACAGTGTCATAGTCTTGAAGCAGTGTATAACTCCAAGTTACAAACTGAGTTGTAGTTGGAGGAACTGGCGTTGGGCCTACACCAACTTTAACTGAATCGCTATATGTTATACCAAATGTTAAAGTTAAAACTGAACCTGCTTTTAATTTTGAAGGAGAAAAACCATTAGAAACTAACGATGACATGTCTATATTAATTTTACTGTCATCTACATTTTTAGGAGGAGGAGTTCCTGGTGTCGAACCGTCTATAGTAAACTCTGCTAATCCTAAATTTACTGGTAATTCTGTCGTTGATATTTGTTCCGATAATACAGTAGACTCAAAGCCAAAGTTTACTTTTCTACCGTTTGAATCTGTTAAATTATAACCTTCGGTATAATTACCATATACCAATCTGTTTCCCATCAAAGTTTGTGCCTTAGCTAGCTGGGGAACATTATCAAAAGCTCTCAATATTTCAGAATCAGGTAATACGCTAAATATTTTACGATTTGTAAAAGCTACAGTCCTATCTTGATTGTCAGTAAAACCTTCTTGTTTTTTGTTAAAGGTTTCTATAATTTTAATTATATTAGAATCTGCTTCTTTAAATAATATTTGAACATCTGTTACTTTGCTGCTACCTGTATTAAAAGTTATGTTACAAGCATTGTTAGTGTTAACCATACCTTCATTAAGAAAACTATTAGAACTAAATTGAAATACTCCGGGTGTAAATGAAGGTTCACTAAACTGTGAAGTAGCTGAAAACTCATTGTTTTCATATTTATATCTATATGCAAAACACAAAAACTTATCCTCTAAAAATGCGTCAGTTATAGTCGATACATTAAAAGGTTGAATTGTAGGAGCGCTAGTTGGAGGTTTTTTTATAACTAAAATATCATCTTGGTTAAAATCATCTATTAATACTCCTGGCCTAGGGTCTCCATAATTTTTATTGATATTAATTACTCTAGGAGGATTAAAATTGTCTGTAAAAAATAACAAGTTTTCTATTTTGTTTATACCTGTTATTAAAAAATTAGGATTAAAGTTTAATGTGGTATTTATACCGTTACCGTTGTCAATACTTATTACATGATATAAAAGCTCACCTGTTTCAACATCATAAGAAACTATTAAATCTAATTTTCCAGTAGCACCTTGGGTAAAGGCTGGGTCATGTACAAACCAATATATAACAAGATTTGCGCCATCTTCAAACGCACCAAGACATCTTGCTTGAGTACTTAATTTAGTTCCGTCTACATATTGAAGTTCTGTAAGAGCAGTATTACCTTTAGAATTTTCAACTGCACCAATTTCCGATTCTTCAGTAGAACCGAGTCTAACATTCAAAGCATCTACATATTCTCCATTCGGGACAAGCCTTTCATCAAGGCTTTTATTCATACGCCCTCTAATAAAATTTCTTTGAATGTTTGCCATTTTACTTTAGCCACTTATTCTCACCTCTAAGATTCATTAGTAATCTGCTTGGGTGAATGTTACTTAATCTGATTTTAGCATTTCTTAACAAAGCTTGTTTGTTTTTTCTAGCTCTGTTAACAATATACTCTTGCACTCCAAATTTACTATTTAATAAAGCATATTGTATGTAAGCATAAATATAATCTTCAAATAATTTATTTACACTTATTTTTGAGTCATCTCCATTCTCCATTCCGTCTGAGATATATTGCAATACACATTGTTGATTTTGCATTGTCGAATCAAAATTGATAACACCAGATTTTTTGTCAATAGTAAATGTAGGGTTTATATTAGCTGTTTCTGTATTTAAACCATACCTAGCACCAATGCGATAATTATATATATCATTATCAAAGTAATATAAATTAGGATTAACATCTGTATCTATTTCATCATTCAAATAAATACTTCTAAGTGAACCATCTTTTCTTTCTTTATCTAAATTAGATTCTATTATGGTAGCATTATTGTCAGAATCGTAAGTAAAGTTTGAGGTTCCTGACTGAACAAAAGAGTCAGCCGATTGAACCTGAATATTTTCTGTTAGCTCCCTTAAAACATTGTCTTTCAATAAATATAACTTTACCCAATTTACATAATCTGGCGGTAAAACAAATTTTAAATCATCATATACTTTTAATTCTAATGCTTTGATTTGTTTGAAAGCATCATAATTTAATTCTTGTATACCTCGCTTTGCATGAAATAATATTTTAAATCTATTAACATTATTAACTAAAGCATGATTTCCAGCATACATTAATTGAAAGTTTTTTACTATATCTTCTAAACTTATATACTGATATGAACCCCAATTTGAATCTGTAGGATTTACACCATCATTTGTATAATATTTTTTTTGATTTATATATGTCATAATTAAATATCAGTTTGATTTTGTTGTTGTTCTTCTATTTGTCCAAACTGAAATACATCAGCTTCTCTTATTGAAATTCCCGCATATTGTAAAATTTTTGCAACTAAATTATTAGTATCATCTATAGGAAGTTCAAAATCTTGATAATCATTTTGTGTCTGGTCAAACAAAGGCTCGCCTCCATAGAGTGTAACAAAAGTCCATTTAGGGTCTTTTGGATATCTTACGTATTGTGCCTGAACATCATTTGTACCATTAAAAGTATTTGGAAATATAGTTATTTCGTTTGCTTCTTGTGTGTAGGCAGGAAATATAGTTGATGGAGAAGTAAGAAGTGAACTGTTAAGCATAGTAATTTTATTATGTGTAACTTTCTCTGCTTCACCTTTGAGCACTCCGCCAGAAAAACATAAGACTTTATTTAATAAATAATAATCAGAACCCGTTGTAGCTTGAGAGGGAAGAAAGAAAACGTTTTGAGTTTTTTGAGTAAGAAAAGAAGTTACAGAAAAAGTATCAATTACCTCTTCATATCCTTTTTTAATATTTGCATAACCTGTACCAGATATCCTTGCATTTTCTTCATTTATCTGCTGATTGTATCTAATAAAATATTCATCAAATATATCTAGTTGAGCTTGTTTTGCAAATAAGTTAAAATCACTTGGGGATATATACCCGTAATTATTTTTATTAATTATTGCAAGCACGGTGTTTCTTACAGAATTTATCATTTGAAAATCTTTTTACAAAGATACACAAAATAAAAAAGCACCCTAGATTTGGGTGCTTTCTCGCTGTCGATAGTAAAGGAAGGATTATACTGTTCCTATAGCGATACTAGTAAACACTAGTCCACCATCTTTCGATACTGGTACTGCTGCATTTGTCCAAGAAGTTTCTGCTGCCTTTACAAGCGCTGCATTTACATTCTCAGCAAAACCTGAAGTCAGTCCAGTTCCAGTTACCGTTAATTTGTGTGTTCCATTAGCCAGAAAAATATCTCCTGCAGTAGAACTTGCTGTCTCTACATAAAGAACTTGGTCTGTGTTAACGTGAACATTACCGTCACTTGCTGTATCTAAAGTTATATATTTTGCCATGTTAAAAATTTTATGGGTTAAACAAAAAGCAAAGTTACGAATTTTTTGCTAACGCTTTTAGATGCTTATAAGACTCTAAACCCTCATCACTTTGAAAGTAAGATGATATAATAAACAGTGGGTCTTCACCGTAGGGAATATTACACATTTTCTTTTTATTTGAAGGTGTGTTAAACCATACTTCACGTTTTTGATTTCTCATTTGTATTAAACCTTTATCTAAAATATTTTGAATCATAGCCGTAAATTTTAGAGTAGGGTCTTTTAAAAGTTTCATAAAACCTGCTGGGTCTTGTTTTGCAAATATTAAGATATCTCTTCTAAGCTCTGAGGTAGTAACTTTAGAAACATCCTTTTGAAACAGAACTC